AGTAAAGAAGTATGATCAGTAGTCAGTTTGCCCTCGTGCTCGTGATTGCCATCGTGGTGCTCATGTACGTCAAGTGCTTCATGGGTATGAAGAAGAGTGGGTACAGGTTGTCCCCGGAGCCGGTGGAGGTCGAGCCCATGATCAGCGGCGATGCCATCACCAAGCTTCCTTACAAGCTGGACTGCGTGCCCGGCCCAGGCAAGGATGCCGCCTACTACACCAAGGACCTGACCCCGGGTGGGTACTGTGGTGACCAGGCACTTGTCCGTGAATCCATGTCCTACAAGATCCTCAGCGGTGTCGGGGGATCTCTCCTTGAGAAGTAAATTAAAGAGAAGAAAACAAAGGTAAGTACGAAAAAACAATGTCTACCGAGGATGTGATGAAGGAGCTTACCGAGATGCGCAAGGAGATCAAGAGTCTCACCAAGTTGGTTCGCAAGATCGCCAAGGTTCAGGATGATCCTGATGGGTCCAAGGCTAAGGAGCGTGCCGCCAACACCGGGTTCAACAAGCCCAGCAAGGTCACCAAGGACCTGACCGACTTCATGGGTCTCGCTGAGGGCACCGAGGTGTCCCGTACGGACGTGACCCGTTTCGTTAAGCAGTACGTCAAGGATAAGGGTCTGTCTCACCCAGAGGATGGACGAAAGATTATTCAGGATGAGCCGCTGAAGAAGCTCCTGCAAACACCTCAGGGAGAGACCCTCTCTTATATGACCTTGCAGAAGCACATCTCCAAGCACTTCATCAAGGCTTAAACAAAAAACGCACCTTACTTTTAGAAAATGATATCCACTCAGGAGGTTGAAGCCATCATCGGTACGAACATCAAAAACATCGTTGTCTACCGAAAGGCTTTCCAGCACAAATCTTCTGTTCAACACGATGGCGTCGAGGGTTCCTATGAAACATTGGAATTTATGGGCGACTCCGTGTTGGGCTTTATTGTCACCAAGTACTTGTTCGATAGGTACGAGAATCTGCAGGAGGGATTTCTAACTCGTGCGAGAACAAAGATCGTCTGTGGAAAGACGCTGGCGGATGTGTCTGCCAAACTAGGATTTCACAACTGGGTTCAGATGGATGAAAAGGGGATGAGAAATGGATGGAACAATAATCCAAAGATTCTTGAAGATGTCTTTGAGGCATTTGTGGGCGCCATCTACTTGGATCTCGGGATGATCGAAGCCAAGAAGTTCGTCCTGGGTGTCCTGGATAACCCAGACCTCATCCGTTTGGACAGGCTGATGGTAGATGACAACTACAAGGACATCCTGATGCGAGTCTGTCAGGCTCAGAAGTGGGATTTGCCAGAGTATCGTCAGTTAGATCACGTGGACGCCACCAAGTTCAGAGTGGGTGTCTACGTCCAGGGACATCAGTGGGGGACCGGTAAGGGTTCCACTAAGAAGGAAGCCGAGCAGGCCGGTGCCTACTTTACCCTGAAACGTCTCGAGGAGAAACTTGAAAAGAGACTGGTTCCATCCAAACGCCCCAATGCCATGATTAAAAATGTCCACAGAAAGTAATAATGAAGGTCGCCCTTATCAATCCTATTTCCAAGACAGTCAATGAGATGTGTGCAGGTCATGAGATTCGTGCGTGGGGTCGCAAGTCAGGTAATGTGATCGTGGATGTCCCTACAGGATTTCCCGTGAAGTCCATCTCAGACGTGAAGGCTTTCGGACCCGATGTGGTTGTCGTGGAGAAGCGTGGCAACGGTGTTTTCAGGGAGTTCGCTAAGCACTTTGAAAAGGTCGTGGACGTCGAGGGTCTTCGATTGATGCTTTCTGCGGAGCCGGTTCCAGAGCCCGTGGTGGTCAAGGAGGAGCCCGAGCCGGAACCGGTTCCAGAGCCCGTGGTGGTCAAGGAGGAACCCGAGCCGGAACCGGTCCCCGAGGTTGTCGAGGTCGCAGCAGCTGCCGTCACCGAAGTTGAAAAAGTTATTCAGGAAGAAGAAAAACCCAAGAAGTCACGCAAGAAGAAGACCCCGACCAAGTCCTCCACTTAAACATTAGAGCCCTATGCTAACTAGTATGCATCCCCAAGCGGAGAAGTTTTTCAACAAGACTTATCCTGAACAACGTTCCGATGCGTGGTTCAAGATGAGGGGCACGATGCTCACGGCATCCGATGCCGGTACGGCGATAGGTGTGAATCCCTACGAAAAACCCGAGAAGTTGATTCTGAAAAAGTGTGGCGTCAGTGAACCCTTCAACGACTGGGCGACTAAGCACGGGCAGAAGTACGAAGATGAAGCCCGGCAGATCTACGAACAACGCCACAATCAACAGGTCTTTGAGATTGGTTTGGAACCCCACCACACCCTCGACTGGATCGGTGGATCACCCGATGGCATCACATATAGCGGAAGACTTTTAGAGATCAAGTGTCCAAGGTCACGAGCCATTGGTGACGGAACACCACCCGAATACTACTATGCACAAGTTCAGGTGCTCATGGAATGCCTCGAGTTGGAAGTCTGTGACTTTGTGCAATATCGACCTGCCGAAATCACCTACCCCAAGCCTGCTGAGTTCGTCTGCGTGGAGATTCCACGGGACCGCGAGTGGTGGGCGACCAACGTGCCTATCATGAAGGCATTCTGGGATAAGGTCCTTTGGCATCGCGAGCATGGTCACCAAGAACTGTTACCGGCACCCAAGCCTACGATCGATGATCTTATCAAGGAGATTGAAGGTCTCGAGGGGCAACTCACCAAGGTGAAGAAGATGGCTCTCGAGATCGCCAAGGAACATTCGACCCTGAAATCGGGTCGGTGGTCTAACGAGGATGAAGAGTGGCTCCTGAAGAACAAAGACAAGAAGATAGAGGAACTGGCCGAACATGTTAAGCGAACGGTCAAGGCCACCAAGATGCGTCTGGACAAGTTAATCAAAGAGCAACCCAATCAGGAGTGGACGGTCAAGGTGGTCGAGGAGGACGACATCTAAATGCCAGCCTTAGACTGAACCCATGGAAGCGTCTGCCTCCCTGGAAGGTTGGGTGAACGGCATACAAACTTGATGATGAAGTGATTGACCTCAGCACCGCCATGTGGAACTGGGATGAGAGCCCCATTCTGGTTATATAACTTCACAGTCAACCTGTCCAAATGTTCTATAGGATGAATAAATTGAGTAATTTGATCGTAGTTGTCTTTGAAAATAATCAGCTGGTCAGATGACGAACCCTGATCATTGTCGCTAATAATTGACCCAAAAGCACCACGGGCAATGGACTGAACCGGTGAAACTGCTGTAACAGACGGCGGGTCCTTGGTGAGTCGGTCATTGAAGTTGGATTCCAATTCGCGGATTCGCATATAGAGGTGTTCCACAGATCCACGGGTGTGGACGTGGAGACCCAACAGACGTGCTTGAACCACCTGTTTCAAAGGTGTATTGAAGTACACAGTAAAGTTATTTGAACTCGTTTGATCCAGTGTATCGAACGAAATAGTATGGTATTCGTAGTTGAAATCTGGGAGACCGAGCGTCGTGTAGGATGACCTAGCCATTATTACTTAGCCAAGAGAATAGCGAGCACTAAAAGAACGACCGCGATCGGAATCAGGATCTGGGCATACTTGGTGGGAACTCCCATGAACTCTCTGCGGGGCAACAGGGCTCCGACGGGTTCCGTGGGTTCTTCTGGATTCAATTTGTTACGGGTGGCTGATCGGTAGTAGTTAATCAACTTGCGTGCGAATGTATTCTCCGACCCTGGTGTCACCGGCGGTGCGATGTTAGGTTCGAGGCGCTTGTCATCCTCGTCCTGCTGCTTGGTGGCGAATCGTTTATCTTTGGTGGCTTGGACATTCAACTTGAGAACAAACTCTTCGGTGGACGCCCCGGTGCTCGTGAATGGGTACAACTTGAACGTACTGTCACTCGTGTCATAATAATAGATAGACACCTTGATCGCTTCCATGACCGGCACCGTCTTTTGAACACTGAACTTGTCATTCATCGAACTCATCACGTAATTATTGGATTGAGGATTGGTGACCTGTGGCGTAATAAGTGTTCCGGTGTAGGCAAAATTCAGGTTTGTATCGCCACCCTCCGGTGGATTATCCACGGTGTAAATCCTATCAGTCAAAATCCCGTAGTTCGGAACTTCCAAGACAACGTAGTAAGCATGAACATTCGAATTCGTGCTGGCCGTACTGATGTATGGAATTGACGCGCTCACAAAGTTCATGGATTGGACTCCATAAAGGGGTGTGCTGAGATAGCTGACGAAGTCGTTAGCATCGGTTGTGGCTCTGTCTTTTCTGGTTGAACTGTCGATAACGATGTCGTAACTTGACATACTCTACTATTAGATTGCTTTTTTTCAATGAAGAAATCACGGAGGTCAAGGTCATCCAGCTCCTCACTGAATACGTCATCCAGTTCCGAGTACTCAACCTGGGGTTTCAAAATCTGAACACTCTCTTCATGTTCCAGTGGGACCAATGATTTTTCAGACTCGGTCTCACTGGAAATTGTGGCATACTCGTCTGGGTCATATTCATAACCTTCCATTGGTTCTACCAGACGTGCTACTAATTATATTCTTGAATTTATCGCATTCTTCAACATGATTTCAGCAGGGGTTTCGGGTTCCCAGTCTGCCCACTCGCGGACCGCCTGGTTGACACTGAGATAGCGTTCGTCGTCCCCTTCGTACTCGCGGAATTCGTCATCGAATCCCATCTCGGATTCCTGAACGACCATGTCGTCCTCGTCGCTGTCCGTTTCCTCGTCTGGCAGGATGGATCCAAAGACCCTCCCAGTGACATTCATGGCACACCACTTCATACCGTATTCCATGTCCAGTGCCGTCACAATGTTCCTGCCGGTGGCCTTGCAGTATTCTGCGGCCACAATCACAGAGTTCTCCAGAACGGGCTGAATGGCATTCATCGCCGCCTCTATCATCTGTTCCTCGCGACTCATTATTATTTTTTAAAATGTCGCTTTTCTTTAAGAGAGGAACATGCAGAAGCCTCCAGTTGGATTTCGTGGCGACACGGGTATTGGTGCTCTAACCGGCTTGAGTGGCGTGGGACAACAAGACCAATTCTTGTACGACTTTAACTCAAAGAGGGAGTACAATTACAAGGAGTATTCTCAGGCGACTCTTTTTTACAGGTTTTATAGACCGGCGTCAACCACATTCTTGGGTGAAGAGATACGATACACGTTTAGACCCCAAGATATGGGCGACCTTCTTACCGGTCTCATGTTGAAGTTTAATTTTCCCACGACGTCTGAAACGCCCACATGCCTGAAGAACCTCGGCCTTTCGTTGATCAAAAAGGTGGATCTCATCGTGAATGGAAAAACGATTCAGACGCTAAGAGGGGAATGGTTGTCCATCTATGAATCAATGTATTCCAGTGAACAGGATCGTGAAAACACGCTCAATGTTTCATTCAACCTCGGTGCCAAATACAATACTCAACCGGTATTGAAAGCCAACGATACGTCTCAAAGATTGTTCTTTCCAATTCCATTTTTCTTCAACAATCACTATGTGGATTCCAAGGCTGACACCAAATCCTTTCGTGCACCGTTGCCTTTATGTGCAATGCACAATTCTGAAATTACATTGGTGATCCAATTCCTCCCTCTTGCCGATATAGTCAGCGATACAAATGGGTTTGCGTCTGGCGCCGATCTCACTGACTTCATGTTCGTCACAGAAGAAGTCACATTGACACCGAGTGAACGTTTCATGTTGCGTTCCACGCGCCAAGAATATCCAATCGAAAAGGTGACAGCAGAAGATGTCCAAATTCCAGGTTCAGTTGTTGGTACATTCTATAGGTATTTTTTCAACAGTGCTTACTCGTGTCGCGCAATATTCTGGACATTCAAGAATGCCATCGCCGGATATAATCCATATTTCTTCACCTCACTTATCAATGCGAGAATTACTACATTGAATAAGACAGACAGAAATGAACTAAGAAAACCCCTTTTCCTTCAGGAACTACAGGCATATCTTCATGATTACTACAATGATGGAAGTTTCTATGGATATTCATTCTCGGAACAGCCTCTTCAGGTGGTCGTAGGAGACTATGAATTCCGCGCACCGCGTCCACAGAGTTCTTCGATTGAAATGTTTTTTACCGTTTTAGCACCTGAATACGATCTATGGAGGAGAATATTTGCAACGTCGACCAACAACTACACAATAACCGATCAAAAAATTATTTTGAATACTAGTGTAGGTCTCGATCGGACCACGAATGCACTGTTGTCTCTCAATATGAACACCGGTGGATATCTCAGAACCAATACAGCTCATGTGGGTATCCCAGCCACTTCTTACACAAGCGAGGAAAATCTTTCAAATCCTTATATGATGCGCTTTGAACCTTGGAACGGTTCAAATCAGGGGTACATCAAGATTTCGCCAGATTCAAGATTAAATATAAATTCATTATTGATACTTCCATCGCAATTTATTTTAACAACGTATTATCTTTCTACAAATACACTTGTGGTTGAAAATGGTTCGGCAGATGTGATAGACTATGACACCGTCGTTGGAGTCGTCGAGGGCAAGTTCAATAGTCTGGATGTAGACGCTTCTGGTTTCATAGAGGCTATTGAATTTGACGTGAGTACTTATGATAAAGACGGTGACAACAAAGTTTCCTTCGCAGAATTCAAGGAAATCGAGGAAGTGTAATCTCCGAACCTGTAAACAAAAGTCGTGCTATACCATTCTCGATATAAAGCAAATTTATCGAGAGTGCGTACAAACGAAAACGAATGATATTTGAACTTTTTCCTTTGGCTTCCACGTTGAACAAAGGATTTAGAATAGTCGAAAAGTTTATGGATCCATTTGGAATGGTTCTATTCATAGGATCCTTGCAAAATGCGAGAGGGTACATGAAACCACAGTAACGATTTGACGATTTAATGATGTTCTGTGCTGAACCTATAAAATGCGAATAATACTGAAAACCCCGATACATTTCAAATGTTCCAATTTCCTTAGGCATAAGCACCTCGTTGTCCAATACGATCTCCATCGAGGTTAAAAAATCGTTTGCATCCACACTAGAATTGTCGTTGCGTGAATAATCAAATATATTCGTTGTGTCTGTTGTGGTGTCCTTGAACAAAGCAAAAACTGCCTTGACCGGATTCACAAATTCCGGTTTCAATGTGAATGAAGTATCTCCAGTGTATTCCATTTCTTCCATTTGAAATTGTTCAACTGGAAATAATAAAGGTCTACTCATCATCGCCTTGATTACTTCATCTTGAGCATAGCCATACTCAGTCCTTAGACGTACCTCGGAACTCGTTACACCAGAATCAACCCCACCCCACCTTGCGGAATTTCTGAGACCCACCTCGACCTCAACTTCTTGATAACGTAGTGCTGCCAATGGTATTGCCAAATCTGGAATTCCTTGAAACCAAAACTGTAACGGCACTTGAAGACGGTAAGTTCGTGGGTATTGGTTTTCATCTGTGAATGGATATCCCGGACCGCCGCCCAACATCCTGAACAGTTGAACCACCGAGAAAGTTTCTTTTTCTTGGGTTTCGACATTCAACCTAAGATTAAGCGTTTCGCCACTCTCTTGTTGAATTGTTGTCCCGCCTATAATCAATGATATATGATCTATCATAGCCAGTGCGTGATTTACATTAGAACTCACCGAACTTGTATAATCAATAAGTAAGTACATTTTAGTGATAAAGTCGCCATGTCGTGGAATCAGAAATTTACTTTCTCCACCATAGTCAATAGTCAAAGGATCCGTGTCGAAACTTTGTGTAACAAAATTGGATTTTTTGGTAAACACAGCTTTGAATGGAGTCTGTTCCATATTCTATTATGAACCATCTTTATTTTTTCTCTATTATGCCGAGAATGGAATTACGTACGGTTTCGTAACTGGTGATGCGCCGAACCTCTTGTTCAACCCATTCGGACTTATCTTCCAGCTCGCCCTGATAGATCTTTTCCATTGCCTCGACCGTGCCTTGGACACTAGGCATGACCCACCACGCATTCTGCATGTGATTGAATCGTCGCTGAATTGGAGGAACGGAAATTCCATATAGACAATAGTCGTGCATGGCACCGAATTGCGTCGTGACCACCGGAATGCCAAAGTACTGAGCTTCCAGCTGTGGAATGCCAAACCCTTCTGAGCATGATCCACACAGATACATGTCAGCACATTTGTACATCTTCTGGAGAGTGGTCTCATCCAGAGTTGTTTCGGTAATCTTGATGGAGGTTTCTGGAATTCCAAGGGTTCTTACCATCAAAGGGACATCATAAACTCTTGTGTGGTTTAACGTCGGCGCGTGAATCCAAAGGAGTGCTTCGGGATGTTCTCTCTGAAATTCTTTGAACGCCAAAAGGGTCGTGTCGATAGACTTTCGCCCACTCTGTTCATAGTTTCCAGCCACGGTAAGAACCACATAGCGGTCATCTATCCCAAAGTCCTTGCGAATTTTCTCCTTGGTATCTTCTGAAGGCAACTGTGTCTGAAATTCCACTATGTGAGGCACGACGTGACTTTCTCGCCCCATCTGTTTTATTATCCTTTCGCGTGTGGACATGCACAATGAAATGATTGTTTGTATCTTTCCAAGAGCCTTGACCGTAGGTTCGTCTATGGGTTCATAGTGCAAAGGAAACCATAGATACGAAGGACATGCGATCTGTTCCTGAGTAGAGGTGTCAAGCAGGAAGATGTCCTGGAGGAATAAGACGGCTCCAGCGTTGGTGCGTTTTATGTACTCGTTGATGTCGGTAATTTTAATGACACATGGAAACTTTTCATAGGGCCCCAAAATGAAACTCACACCGGGGCGATCCAACAGCGCCTGGGACCAAGGATCGCGGGTTTCATTCGGAAGAATATTCGCGTTGACAAGATCTCTAAATGAAAGTACACCAGTGTGCTTTACCCCACATAGGGACCATATGATCATTGTGACCGTATGTCCACGATCCAAGAACATCTTGATGAGGTGCTTGAGCTGACTAGGGTAGCCACCCTTGGCACCATTAAATGGCGTGCCATTACTCGATAACAGGATGTGCATTTACGATAATGGTGCTCGTGTTGTTTAAATTAAAATTAATTATATTCTCATCGTCATCCCAGGTTGCCTCAAAATGTGCCGGAACATCAAAGTGCGAACGAACCATGTCCTCATAGTAGTATTCAATCTCGTCTTCGTTGTGCTCTGACGATAACAAAATGTCGCGCGTGTAGATGTAATCCAGGAAGGCATCGAAGGTGTGGTTTTGGAGCCACATGAACTCGATGTACCTTTTGTGCCTCCATGACTGGTTGAAAAGTTTGAACATGAAGATGCCAACCATGTCGGTGATGTCGACGCCCCTATGTCTCTCGAATTTGCACCTGCCCGTGATCTCCCTCTGATGAATGTTATTCAGATTCAATTTGAAGCAGGCGTAGCATACATTCTTCCTGGAACTCGATCTGCCCTTGTGATACACCCTAGACATCCGCTCCAAGGGAATCCTGTACTCGATCTGAAAATACTCAAAGGCATAGGTCACGAAATCATATCGACTGGTCCACTGCAAAGGTACACCACACCAGTGACATTTTGTGGTAGGATAGATCATCTGTCTAGAACGCGCATTTTTTCTTTAAAATAAAATCACTAATAATATAAATATGGGCGTCATAGTGAATGATTCGCTGGTTTTAAAAAACGGAATCGCAATTGATAGTTATTATGCTTCTCTTGACACACATGTTGATGTTAGAAGTCAAACAGAAAATAATAAACTATATTACACAGATGATACACCCCCTCAAATAGCTACAATGAGTAAGAAAACTTATATTCTTTCTGGAAACTTTAACATATGGGTTTCAAAGGAAGCCAAAGAAGCAGAAAAACCAACGATAGAATCTAAACATATTACACTGAAATATGACGAATCACCCACCGGAAATATTTATGATCTTTTGTATTCAGAATTTAAGAAAGATTTGTCGAGCTTTCAAGATGATCCATGATCTTCTTAGACACGGTCTCAAATGACATTTCGTTTCTTACACGTTCAGTCGCTTCTTCACTTGTCGTGGTCAATTCGCCATTGTAAATTTTTTCAAGGGCATCCGCTATGTTTTTTATACTAGGCATCACCCACCAGGCACTTTGCATTTGATTGTAACTTACCTGGGCGGGTTCGGCACAGACCCCGTGCCAACAATAGTCTTCCATGGCTCCAAATTTAGTGGCTACCACCGGCAAACCATAATACTGAGCCTCAAGTTGAGGAACCCCGAACCCCTCTGCGCGAGAACCACAAATATACGCATCAGCAACCTTGTAAATTTTTTGAAACGTCGTTTCATCCAAAGAAGTTTGTGTAATGATAAGCGATTGTTTTGGTATGTTTAAATCGGCGGCCATTCCAAATAAATCATATGCAGGTGGTCCAGTATCTTCATGTTGAGCATGTAACCAAAGAACAGCATCTGGATGATTGTCGAGAAACTTTTTAAATGCCACCATCGTGGTGTCAAATGATTTTCTTCCAGTTGGTTCGTAATTACCAGCAACGGTTAATAAAATCCATTTGTTCTTGGGTATTCCGAATTCTTCCCTTATTTGCTCCTTTGTAACATAATCTAGTATAGGTGTTCGGAAATGAATTACATGGGGGATGCATTTTTCTGAATGTCCAATATGTTTTAGTACAATCCTTTCGGTGGAAGGACTAAGAGGGATGATGTGGTCAAAGTGACTTAGAACATGAACGCTGTATCTTTCAATTGGATCATAGTGGATTGGTAGCCATATATGTGATTTACAATTGAACTTTTCATTCTCATTAAATATAAGTTTTTGACAGTCCATAATAAAAAATACATGGTCCGAATTCGTGACGTTTATCATTTCATTTATTTCAGAACAACGGATCTCAGCGCGCAAGTCTGAATGTGGACAGAACATCAAACGAACATTGGGATTATCCAAAAGATTTATAGAATAAATATCAGACACATATCGTTTGAATTCCGGATATGCAGCGACTTCATTAAAAGTCATCTGTCTTCCACCACCTATGTGCATATTCCATGTTACATGTGTGACTGAATGACCCCTATTCAAAATCATACGTATAAGATGGCGTATTTGTACCGCGTACCCCGTTTTTACGCACTCAAAGGGAGATGCATTACTGACCAGGAGCACTCGCATTTTCTAATTCAGTAATTCTAGCCTTTAAATTAATAATCTCTTGGTTGAGTTCCTGAATAGCTTTCATGGTGTGAGGCACCAATCTCATGTGATCAATCCCAGCAGTTTCGGTTCCCCAGACGCTCCAGTCCACCGTAGGATCATTTGGATCTTCCGGTGGCACGAATGAATCGATGTCGCCCACGTCCTCCGGAATGTGTATCGTGTGTCGCATCGTTGGCGCGTATTTGTAAAGTTCTTGAGATAGGACACCCACACTTGGAGTCCACACAGTGTTTTCGTTGGCTGGATGAATGCCATTGTCCTTTTCTTCGAACGTATATACTTTTAATTTTGATATTTCGTCGACCGCCGAATAATTGGCAAGTTGGAGATTCCGCTTCATGCGCCTGTCGGATGTACTAGCAAAAGTTACTTCTCCGCTACTCGGATCATAATATAAAAAATCGTTCGTCGCCACGTTGCGAATTGGTCTTATGTAAAACCTACTACTGGAAGAAGTACTAAGAGCAGCACCAGTTGCATTTAGAACAATGGTATTATTATGCTGATTCGATCGACCCGCCGCGTACCCAATCGCCACGCCGTAGCTTCCCTGGGACGTTTCACCCGCCTGGTCCCCAATCGCCACACTGTGGCTTCCCTGGGACGCTGACCCCGCCTGGAACCCAATCGCCACGCTGTTGATTTCCTGGGACGTTCGACCCGCATCGTACCCAATCGCCACGCCGTAGCTTCCCTGGGACGTTTCACCCGCCTGGCGCCCAATCGCCACGCTTGTGTATCCCTGGGACGTTAGACCCGCCGCGTCCCCAATCGCCACGCTGTTGCTTCCCTGGGTCGTTAGACCCGCCTGGTACCCAATCGCCACGCTTCCGATTCCCTGGGACGTTGACCCCGCCTGGTACCCAATCGCCAGGCTTCTGTATCCCTGAAGGTTATACCCCGCCTGGCGCCCAATCGCCACGTTGTAGGGTCCCTGGGACGTTGACCCCGCCTGGTCCCCAATCGCCACGCTGCTAAATCCCTGAAGGTTATACCCCGCCTGGTTCCCAATCGCCACGCTGTCGAATCCCTGGGACGTTCTACCCACCAGGTTCCCAATCGCCACACAGTTGGAACTCTGCTGGTCATACCCCGCCTGGTCCCCAATCGCCACGCTGCTGCTTCCCTGGACATTAGAACCTGCCCCGACCCCAATCGCCACACAGTTGCTTCCCTGGACATTAGAACCCGCCTGGTACCCAATCGCCACGCTGTTGCTTCCCTGTCTATCCAACCCCGCCTGGTACCCAATCGCCGTACTGAAGCTTCCCTGAGTGAGTTGACCCGCCGAGATCCCAATCGCCGTACTGAAGCTTCCCTGAGTGAGTTGACCCGCCGAGGTCCCAATCGCCACGCTGTTGCTTCCCTGGGACGATCTGCCCGCCGAGATCCCAATCGCCGTACTGAAGCTTCCCTGAGTGAGTTGACCCGCCTGGTACCCAATCGCCACGCTGCTGCTTCCCTGAGTGACTTGACCCGCCGAGGTCCCAATCGCCACGCCCAAGGATCCTTGAATCCTCTCCCCCGCCTGGTACCCAATCGCCACGCTGTTGCTTCCCTGAGTCCTCTCCCCCGCCGACGACCCAATCGCCACGCTGCTGCTTCCCTGGACATTAGAACCTGCCATGAACCCAATCGCCACGCTCTCGAATCCCTGGGACGTTTCACCCGCCTGGCGCCCAATCGCCACACTGTAGCTTCCCTGGGACGTTCTACCCACCAGGTTCCCAATCGCCACACAGTTGGAACTCTGCTGGTCATACCCCGCCTGGTTCCCAATCGCCACGCTGTCGAATCCCTGGGACGTTCTACCCACCAGGTTCCCAATCGCCACACAGTTGGAACTCTGCTGGTCATACCCCGCCTGGTTCCCAATCGCCACGCTGCTATGTCCCTGGACATTAGAACCCGCCCATTTCCCAATCGCCACACAGTTGGAACTCTGCTGGTCATACCCCGCCTGGTTCCCAATCGCCACGCTGCTATGTCCCTGATTCATCCTGCCGGCGTATTCCCCAATCGCCACGCTGGAGTTTCCCTGAACATTAGAACCCGCTTGAATTCCAATCGCCACGCTCCGAGATCCCTGATCGAGTTGACCCGCCGAGGATCCAATCGCTATGCCATGTCTAATCTGCCCGTAAGCCCCGGCGGCGTATCCCAAACTTATACCAGCGTATCCCTGCTGGTCATACCCCGCATATGCCCCAATCGCCACACTGTAGCTTCCCTGGACATTAGAACCCGCCGCGTACCCAATCGCCACGCAGTTGGAACCCTGGGACGTTAGACCCGCCTCGGTCCCAATGCTTACCTCATTCGTATTGATTCTAACGTGTTGGTCGGAATCTATTTCGAATATTCTTGATCCGCTTGTGGCTCCGGTGACCGGGTTGCTTATGAAGAAGACATTACCGTCGACGTTGTCCAGCCCCATGTCCGTGTGGTAGGTGTCGGACGTCGAAGACGGAGTGACCCTTAGGCGCAGCTGGCGGGAATCCGTAAGGGTCGACTTGCCCGTGTAGTCACTGTAGATCTCAAAAGGAACAAGATTGGTGGCGCTGCCCTGTTCCACGTTGCTGATGAACACCTGACCCTCGACTTCAAGGGGATGATTGGGATCTGACGTTCCAATGCCCACGTAAGACATGTTCTCTATTAATTACCTAGGAAGAATTTTCGAGGGATTCTATGCGGGCTTCGACTATACTCGCGCCAAGGTCTTCAACTCCATATCGTGCAAATTGAAACCCTATTTGTTTATTTCCAGTAAGATTGTATACAGATGTC